TTGTCAACCGATGATTTATCAAATGCTTCAATATGAATGGTTTTCACGATACATCGACCTTCCTTATCGCTACGTTCACAAAGTTAAGCGATTCAGCCGTTTTGACTACGATGTAGTCATACGGCTTTGTCGCCTTACCCTGTTCGTCCAAATCAGGCATAGTGTCAACCCAAAGTATCGAACCTATCTTCAAGAAGTCCTCACCCTTGTTAAGCGTGATTACCTTGTCGTAAGGCTCGTTTACTCCGAATAACTGTGTTTCTGCCTGACCGTTAGCCGCCGTGATAGGTGCGTTCCATTCGACAGGGTTGCTATACGACATTTGTTCTTCGACATAATTGCCGTCGGTGTCCTGCGACATTGTTACGTTAAGCAAATCAGCGTAGTAGAATGTCCGGCGGTTTCTTGTCATAGTACGCATATCAGAAACCCCCTGCGTAAGCGGTTATCCTTGCCCTTAAAGAGATAGGAATGTCGCCTGTTTCGAATGTACGGCTTGTACCACCTTCCGTGTGGGCGGTTTCGCCTTCCGCACCTCGTTTATTCAGCATATAAGCCGCAATCTCAATCTGCTCGTACTCGTACTTTTCGGGCATTACTTCCGTACCGTTGCCATACGGGAAAGCTATGTTGATTACGGCTTTTTCTGCGGCTTCAAGGTAGGCATTAGCGATAGCGTCCGATGTATCGTCGCCTTCATCAAGCATAAGTCTTAATTTTGCCAACTTTTCTTCGTTTGTCATATCGCTAATCCTTCCTTTTGATTACTTCTCGGACTTCTCGTCCTTGTCCTTCTTTGACTTCTTTTCAACGGGTGTAACATCGTCAAGTTTTGTTGTCTTGCCCTTCTTTACTTCCGTTGCCTTGCGTCTGTGAATAAGCATACCCATAACAATCACCTATCACTTAACAACGATCTTGATAGCCTTTGAAGCGTCATAGAGGTACGGTGCAAAGTGGCTATCTGCCGTAATGACGGTGGACTTGTTGATAATGTCCCTGTCGCTCTCAACGAGAACACCACGCTTCATAAAGAGGCGGAGTGCGCCAGCCTTAACGATGTAAGCATTTTCCTTGCTTGAAGCCTCTTTGAGCTTGTTGGAAACGATAACCTGACAACCCTGTACCATACCAACAGAACCCTTGATAGCGAGGTCTGCGGAAATATCGGAAGCAGGAAGCCAACCAGGTGTCTTACGAAGTCCTGTGTACTGTTTGGGTGAGATAAGAAGCACTCTTGCGCTTCCGTCCTCAACGTCCTCGCCAAAGAGTTCGAGTGCGTCAGCAACATCGGCAAAAGCGAGTGTACCTGCCGTAGCTGCGGTGTGTACCATAGGTGATGAAATAGCATTGAGTACGCCGAGGAACTCGTTATCTACCTGTGAAGCGATAGAAAGTGTGAGCTGCTTTGTTGCTTCGCCAACGGGATCGCCGAAACCTGAAAGAACCGCCTCGTCTGTGATCTGAACGCCGTTGCCGATCTTGTGGATAGTAGCGGTAGCGGGTGTTGCTGTGAGCTGACTAATACCAATGTCAGCACCCTCGGCTACGGTTGAAGCGTCGCCAATGTAGGAATAAGTAGGTACTGTGATTGTGTTACCAGGTCTGCCCTGCAAAGTTGTGTCGATTGTTGCGAGAGGTGCAAAACGCATATAATCAACGAGCTTTGCGTCGATCATGTCTGCGAGTACCTGGGGGTTAATGAGGTTAGAAAGTAATGTAGCATTAGGATCAAGTGGCATTTTAATTTTCTCCTTTGTTTTTTATTTTGAAAGTTCTTTGTAGAGTTCAGGGTTTGAGTCAAAGAGTGCTACCCTTTCGGAATAACTCATTTTGTCAAACTGTTCTCTTGTAACTGTTTTGCTACCGTCGGTAGCCTTGCCTGCCGGGGCAGGTGTTGAAGCCATAGCTTCGCCTTTTGCAATCTTCTTCACATTCTCGATTACGACCTGCTGATTCTTAAAGACCGTTGCAAAATCTCCGTTTTCAAGTGCTTCGGCGGTTTCGCCTGCGAGCTTATCATCGTAGCCAAGAGATAAGAACTTCGCCTTGTTTTCGGATATGTTCTTTTCTCTCTGCAAGGTCTGTGCCTGCTCTTTATACTTGTTCAGCTCGGCTTCGTGTTCAGCCTTTGCAATTTCTTCTTCCGTCATTCTTGCCTTCAAGTCCTTTTTGGTCTGTGCAAGCTCGGAAGCGGTCTTGTCGAATACGTCCTTTTTGACATAGCCGGAATAATCAGGATCAGGGATATTGAACGATTCAAAAGCCTTTACCTTTTCCTCGGCGGTCATAGTGTCGTAACCTTCGATTTTTGATGTGTCGATGTTTGCCATAATTTTTTCTCCTTGCCTTTTTAAGACTTCTGTGTCTGTTTAGATTTTGACTTTTAACGACTTCTGTGTCGGTTGAGTTTGGTAACGATTTTCTCTAACCGTTATAACAATCAGCTTTCGCCGTTATTACCTTCCTTTTTAAGTACGGGGACTAACCAACAACGACAGTTATAATGTGCCTTGCCGGGATATTCGCTTAACGGATAAATCTTGCCGTTGCGTTCCCTACATTCATCGCATACCTTTAAATCGCCTTGTGTCTGCCACATAACGTACTTAATTCCGTTCTTCTTAAAGGTTTCTATCCTTGTCTTATCGACCATTGTTTCGCCGTACTGTTTTGTCTGCGTATGCCAAAGATTCGCAAACTTTCTCAATTCCTTGTGAAACTCACTTCGGGAATTGATAGCCACGGCGGTCAATATCGCTTCAACAAGCCTTGACCTTTTTCTGTCTGCTTCGGGGTAATACAGATAGTTAGTTACAGGGTTGTAACTATCCAATACCTCGTCAACATACTTTTCCCCAACGGCGATTGGCTTGCCTGACACTCCCAAAGCGGTTACATCATCGGCAGCTTCTTCCGTTGCTTCTTTCGCTATCTTCAAGAACGCTTTTTTATTTTCCTTCAAAAGCCGTTCT